CCCACGATGGTGCCCACCGCCGTGTCGGTGGTACCCAGGTCGGTGGCGGTCACCAGCGTGACCGTGTCCCCGGTGGTGGGGTTGTTCTGCAACGCCACCGTGCCGGAGTCCGTGCTGATGGCCGTGGTCACCTTCAGCCACACACTGGTGATCATCACCTCCCCACCCGCGATGGTGAACACCGGAATGGCCGTGGAGGCCAGGGTGCCGGACGACTTGGTGACCGGCCCCAGTCCCAGCACGGTCGCGGCGAAGGCCGCGCCCTTGTTGGTGATAGTCATAGGTCAACCTTCCTAGGCGTTCGCCGCGCCGGGGCGCAGCAGGTTCGGGAGGTTGACCGGCTTGCGCTGGTAGCGCAGTTCGTGCGTGAGGTACAGGCAGGCGCCCAGGTGCGCGGTGCTGGTGGTGCTGGACGCCACCAGGGACACGTGGGTGTAGCCGTCGCCGAGCTGCGAGGCGCGCACCTCGATCACCACGATGTTCTGCTTGTCGCCGTAGGTGGCACCGGTGAGCGTGACCTCACTGGCCTCGCTCTGGGTGACCTTCGCCCAGATCTCGTCGTTGTCGAGCGTGGCCTCGCTCTTGATGTAGTAGTGGTCGATGCCGTACGACGTGGCCACCGCCGTGGAGTCCAGGTCGGCACTGGTGCCCGAGGTGTACGCGGTGTGCTGCTGAACGTCCAGCACCACATCGTCCGTGGCGCCCACGGCCAGGAAGACCACGAAGGTGATGGCGTCGCACCCCTGCATGCTGATGCGCTTGCCGGTGGCTCCGTCAGAGGTGTTGAGGTCCACCGGAACCCAACCGGTACCGATGTCGAACAGTCGCCCGAGGGCTTCCATGGTGCTCCCCTTTCCTAGGGGTTAGTCCCTACCGGGTGCAGGAGGATCCCGCACCCTCGGGATGAGCGGTGCTGCAAATCAGCGCGTGGCCAGCTGGATGAACGCCGACAGGGTAGGTCCGTTGTTCTGCGGGGTGAGCGCGGCCAGCAGGCCGGGCTGACCGTCCACCTCCTCGATGATCCGGAAGTCCGTCTTGTCGGTACGGAACGAGGAGTGTTCGCTGGTGGCCAACTGCATGGCCATCGTGTCGCCCACGATGTACTTGCTCCAGTCGTTCAAGGAGATGTCCCCCTGGTCGCCGAGCACGGCCGGCGTCTTGCGGGTCCACCGGATCGGGATACCCAGCATGGTCATCGGCAGCTTGGACGGGCCGGACCCCTCACCGATCATCACGGCGGAACCCCCGGTACCCACCGGCAGCGCCATGGTCATGATCTGCGGAAGGGCGTCCGGGGTGATGTCCCACTCCGCACTGCCGTACGACTCCGGCAGCAGCCGGGAGAACATGTCCAGGATGTTCTGCCAAGTGATGGTGTCCGCGGTCTGGCCGCTCTCCGCGCTGGCCACGATGAGCGCGGGGTTGGCCGCGTGCAGGCCACCAAGCGGCTTCTTCGCGCCGTCACCGCTCATGAAGCCGAGGTCCTCGAAGTGCGTGACGGCGGCCGGCATGGCGGTGCGGATCCACTGGTCCAGCGCCGGAGCGTGGCGCAGGATCTCGTTCGGGACGCTGGCGTAGCCGCCGAGCTTATGGGCGTTGAGGTCCACGGTGGCGAAGGTGCCGCTGGTGGCGGGGATGGACTGGCCTTCGTCCAGCCAGCTCATCGCGATGCCGCCGAACACCTCGCCCACCTCCGTGGTGAAGTCCACGGCCGGCCAGCGGAACTTGCTGCCCGGCATGGGCACCACGATGGCCTGAGGGCGCACCACGGCGGCTTCCAGGGCGCGGGTCATGATGTCGGAGCGCACCTGCTCCGGCACCAGGAAGCCACCCTCCGAGGGGACCGCCTGACTGTAGGCGTTCACAAACTCGGTGTACTGGTCCATCCGGGCGCGCGACTCCGCGCTCTGCCGAGGGGTGCCCACGGCCAGCACGTCCTGAAGCATCTGGGTGGCGGACTTCCAGATCTTCTCAGTGTGCACGCCGATGGCCTCGCCGTTACGGGCGGTGCCCGCGCGCAAGGCGCGCTCGTTGGCGGGGGCGAGATCGAGCCGGCCGGTGGGCTCGGTGCCGTTGCGCTTGAACAGCTCCAGCACGGACGCGGTCACCTGTTCGGTGAGCTGGCCTTTCAGGTCCGCCATGGTCCTGTTCGTGGACGCCTTGTAGGCGTCCATGTAGGCAGTGAGCTTGGTGGTGAACTCGCCGGAGTTGATGGCCCTGGCTGCGTCCTCCGGCGAGGTGAGCACCGTGTTGACGTACTCCTCCCACTCCGCAGGGGTGGTGGGGTCCGCCTTGGGCTTCAGGTCGGTCATGCGAATGCTCCTTTCAGGGCATCGCGGAGCCCAGCAACGGCGGACACCGTGAGGGGCGTGGTGAGGGTTGTGTCTATGTCATCCAGGGATGTGTCCCCGTTTTTTGCACGTGCGGTGAATATACCGAGGTCCAGGCCATTGGTGGCCTCTTCCTCGATCTCTTCCTCGGTGGCGCCAAGGATCCGGTCAGCGAGCTTGGCGGCCACCGCCTCTTCGGCGTTGTACCAGGTGTCTCCGTCGCTCATGATCTCGCGCCACTCCGCCACCGTGCCGCCCGTCTTGCGGGCGTACATCTTGGCGATGTTGTCACTGAGCATGTCCAGCACGTCAGCCATGTCGCGCAACTCCGCGGGAGTGCCGAACACAGGCGCGGCGCCATCGTGGATCATGGTCACGGCATTGTCGGCCACTACCACCTCATCGCAGGCCATCAGGATGAAGCTGCCCGCGCTGGCGGCCACGCCATCGTTGTAGCCGATCTTCTTGCCGCCCATGTACCCCGCAATGGCGTTGAAGATGGCAGAGCCCTCGAAGATGGAGCCGCCGCCGGAGTTGACGTGCACTTCCAGGTCGCCGGTCATGCCGCCCAGCGCGTTCACCACATCGATGGCCATGATGCCGTCCCACCCGCCGATGGCGTCGTACAGGTGCAGCTGCCCGTTCTGGCCGTTGGTGGGCGGTGCGGCCCGGAAGCCCGGCTCGGGCGGGTCGAACATGCCGGCCGTGGGGTCCAGCTTGGCAAGATTGACAGCGGCCATGGCGCGCGCGCTGAAGACCTTCGAGCCCACCAGATCGGCCGCGCGCTGAAGCTTGGGATTCATCTCGTTGGTTGCCTTTCCGCGCTTGACCACCGTGCAGCGGCAGTTGGCCTGCCCCTCGCAGTTCACGTAGCCCTCGCCGCCCGGGTAGTCGGCGTACGCCTGCTCCCGGTTGCGGTAGAGCTTGCCGTCGTTGTCCTTGCAGGGCTGGCAGGTGTTCTCGTCGATGTGTGCGTTGGCGACCCAGCGCTGTGCTGCCTGTGGGTTCACGCCGCTTCCTCCCGCTCACCCGAGGGAGGTTCGTTGACAGATGATTTGTCAATCTGTCCATCTGGCCTGGGTTCCGGCTTGGGCTCCATCGTCAGCGGCGGCAGGTTGCACAGTTCAGCGGCATCCGCCGACTTCACCCCCGCGCCTATCAGGGCCACGAACTGCTGAACGCTGGCCGTCTTCTCTGCCAGGGCCTGCACCCGATCGGCCGGTACCGGGTTGGAATGCACGAACCACACGTGTCCGAAGCTGTCCGGGTTGGGATCCCAGCCGGGGAACTGTGGAAGGAAGTCGTTGTTGAGCAGGCCACGCCAGCGGTTCAGGCGGGGCAGGGTGAGGGTCTCGCCGAACCATGCCTTGGCGGCGTCCGCTGTGGCGCGGTTGATGTCGTCCACCACGCCCACCGCGAACTTGCTGATCCCGAAGGCCAGCAACACGGTGTCCCGGTTGAGGTTGGCCGTTTCCACGAACTGCATGTCACGCATGTTGAGCGGCTTGACATCCTGCCACTCACCGTCTTCCAGGAAGGCGGTCTTGCCCGCGTTGGCCGGTCCCTTGTGGTCGTAATTGAACCGCTCCACCAACTGTTCGAATTCGGCATCGTTCATCTTGCGGGACAGCTTGACGATCCCACCGGGGCGTGCGCCGTTGCGGAAGAAGTTGGTATTCCACTCCGCGCTCATGCTGGTGCCGGCCACCTGCTGCATGATGGTCTGCACCGGGCCGAGACCGCGGTACGGGTCCAGCGGGGAGGGCATCCGGTTGAGCAGCACGTCCTGGCGCTTGAGCGGCACCTCGTGCCCGTCCGGCCCGCAGTAGATGTAGCCCACCAGAAAGTCACGAGGATCGGTGACCACCACCATGCGATCGGGGCGCGCCACCCACAGTTCGGCGGGCATCCCGCCGATGCGAGGCATGACCAGCCATCCTTCGCCGGTGAGGTCCACGTGCTGCTGGCCGCTCTCGAAGGTCTCCGCGGTGGTGTAGAACGCGTTGGGACGATCGAGCACCACCTGCGCGGGGTGGCGCTGGACGTGCGCCACGTTCTTGGTGCCGCAGGGCTCGCCGTCCGGCTGTTCGAACTCGCACACGCTGCCGGCCGCGCGGCGATGCAGGTGCCAGGTCTCGGCGGCGGTAGCCGTACTGGTGCGGTTGACGATGGAGAACAGGGCAGCACTGGCGCCCATGGCATCCATCTGGCCCACCACGCCATATTTGCGGCCCGGCCCGCCGTACCAGTTCTGCTTGCTACCGGTGAAGGGAATGGGGGAACGGTTGACGAGGGAGCCGAGAAGGCTCCTCACTTCTCACCACACACGCCGATGAGTGCTTCCAGGCGACGGAACGCGCCTTTCTCGCCGGTGACCTCGGATACCAGCCAGCGCGCCACGCGGCGATCAGGGATGAACCCGATGCATGGGTCATCGTTCGACGGCTCATCGCCAAGCTGAACG